GTTATTTTAGTTTCTATTTCATAAATATTCTGTTGTGCTTTATTCATATCAAATAAGATATTAAAATCTTCTTTTTCTTCACCCAACATACCTAATATTTTTGATTTTCTTGATGTAGATTCACTTAATGGCTCCGCTGCGGCTGCCGGTGCTTGTGCAGGCGCGGCTCCACCGCCACCCATATCCATTCCACCCATTCCACCTTCGGCGCCTTCAGCACCCGCGGCTCCTGCTTCAACTTTCTCTCTCTCCTCTTCAGGGATACCGTACTTGGCGTCCACATTATCAAATATACCTGAACGCTTAATGATTAATTGACTTGTGTTCATTAACTCAAAACCAACAGCTCTTTCAAGACGTTGTTGTTGTAAATCAAGTAACACCTCAGAGTCACTCATACCAAGAATGTTTTTCTTAGCCCATGTGTGTGATACCGGTAAAATACCCATCTGAGATTGGTCAGATGTTGCATCTTTATATAACGTAACTTTTTCTTTCCATTGCTCAATACGTAATAAATCAGATTGTGCAGATGGATTAGTTAAACCTAATGAGAAGTTGTTTAACTCATCTTCTAAACCTAAAAGATATAAGTGTACTAACGCAATTTTATTTAACTCTTGAATTACAGATTTTTGAATTCTGTTAATTGTACGAGCAAAACGTATATCCATCAATGCTAAACTCTTACCTTCACCAACAACTTCTTCAAAACCTAAGAATGCTTTTGGTATACGTAAAGCGGCCAATAATTTCTTTTGAATGTATTCAATATCGGCAATCTCACCCAAGTTCTGTGCACCGGGTAATGTATCGATTGGACTTGGAGCTGCAGGGTCACGTACAGGGATAAAATAATCTTGGTCTACTGACATTTGATTATATCTCATATCTACCTGACCATTACGTGGGTCTGATATTTGGTCTCTCTTAAATTTACTTGCAACACGTTGTACATAAGCTTCAATATCTTTATCATCCATGTTACCCACAAATATTTTAAAGATACGCCTTTCAGGTGCTCTTGATGTTCTGTAAATTAACATAGCATCTTCAGCAAGAAGTAATTGTTTCCAAATACGTCTAATCTTATCTAACATAGAAGTACCATATGGTAATTTTCTATCGTCACCTAAGATTCTAAAGTGTGCAACTTCCCAAGCTTGAAATTCCATATCTTTGTTTTTCCAATGAAATCTCAACTCACGTGACGGCATTTTAATATCTCTTGCTTGTCCTGCAACTTTACTTGGTGCACCTTCTAATCTTTCAATTTCAATATTTGGTAATTGTTGACACCCAATAATACCTTTTTCAGGGTCAATCTTTAAGTATACGAAGTTATCTCCATACTTACATAAACCTCTGGTCCACATTTGTAAGTTGGTATTAACATCTAATACGTTTTTAAACAAATCGTCAAGAATATTCTTAACTCTTGTTGATTCAGAAAATATTGTTAATATCTCACCCTTTTCAGATACTGTTGTTGATTCTTCAGCATAGATATCTAATGCTGCCGAAATCTCCGGTGTAAATTCCATTGATTCGTAATCATAATATGCCGCTAATCTATTTGGTTCGTAATAAACCGATTGGTTATATAATGATTGGTCAAGTTTAGCCCATTTATCAGCAATATACTGACTTTGTTGTGCTTGTAATAACGCCTTTTCGTAATCTTCTTTACTATCGGTCTTTAATAGCTCATCTTTTGAGAAACTAAACGACGGTGCTTGGTCGGGTCTTGTTTTCCCCGGATATCCAAACATTTTGGTCAATTTCTGAAAAACTGTATAATTTTGTTCTGCCATTTATATAAATACTTTTTTTTATAATATAAACTAAATTATTGGGATTTGAAATATTATTTTCTTCTCCCATTAAATAACCATGAATACTCCATGTATGCTTCCTTACCCGCCTGTTGATTACTATTCCCGCCATACATTGAATTATTACCATCCATACCCATAGAACTTATTTGGTCAAAAGACCCACCATAAGAATAAAACGACTTTTGTGGCTCATATGTTCTTTCAGCCATAGTCCACGATTCAATCATTGCTTTATTAACCGATTCAGTCTTTTGTAATTGATTAAAACATAAATCACCGGCATATAGTGCCATTGACATACTCATGATAGCATCATCGTGTGAACCTTTCATGTGGTCAGGTCTTCCGTTCATATAAACAAACGTATTAAGTTCATTTAACAATCTACTTGACCTCACAGCAAATCCTTTTCTTAATTGCTCCTCAAATGCGGCAACAATCTGTGTTCTCTTGTTATTAAAATTAAGTCCCGGTATTTTCTCCATTGCTTTAGCATTATACTCCCAAATGTTTTGAGTGTTAATACCATCAATGTATAAATTTTTATAACTTAATTCTTGTAATTTTCTTGATGTAGCAACGCCCATACCACCGGTGATATCAATAACAATAAATGAGTTACCGTATATTACGCCCCACTTGTATGCAATTTGTGCTAAGTCATCTGGTGGTATTTTACCCACATATTCAAGCACTTGTTCTCTTTCATCAAAGTCAATAATATTAATTGCTGAGAAGTCTTCACTATCACCTCTACTAACATCGACACCCATAATATAACGATGACCTTCAACCGGTTCTTTCCATTGCCACAATGTTGCTTGCATATATTTCTCAATAGGAACACGTATCATGTTCTTAGAAATATTCTCTTGAACAAACCCCGGTATAACACCATCTCCTGACCCTAAGAAGTCACACTCTAATTCTTGTGATATCTTACGTCTATCGTATTTAAACTTTTTAGACATAGATTCAAACCAAGATGAATATGGTTTATAACCTTGTTCTTCAATTTCTTGATAATTGTCCATATCAAACTCATAAAGAACAACTTCATTATCGTCGTATTGCTCTCTGTTTAACATGTAATGACATATATCTTGACATTTGACCCATCGTAAGTCTTTTGTATAACGAGGGTCTTTAAACCACCTTAAATCTGTTATATGGAAATCATTGATACCACGAATTGCTTGGTCATATACACCATAGTAAATTGGGTCATAACCATTTGGTGTTGATATAAGAATAATCTTACCACCGGTAGATAGGGATGCCATTGATGCTGCCCAAAAATCCTCACCGGCTTCAATATAGGCGGCTTCGTCAAATACAAGTACGGTTGGTGTAAAACCACGAAGTGCATCCGCAGATGTTGCAACAGCTTTAACCTCCGAACCGTTATTTAATCTAAATCTACTTTCAGAGTTTTTGTCTGGCGAAAATCCCACATTAATCCATTCGGGCCATTGGTCTAAGAAGTTTCTAATCTTATTCGCCATTTCCACTGCGGTATCCTTCTTATTGGCAATAATCAGAACTCTTTCAGGATTCTCAGGTTTAGCAAATTGTAATTTTTTCGATAACCAAGCGGCAGTTACGGTTGTTACACCGGCCTGACGATATTTCTTTGTAATGTTTTCATTATAATCTTCGTAATCCTTAATTAGTTGTAATTGGTCAGGAAATAGGTTCATCGGAACGAATTTCTTTTGCGTGTTATCGTATGTTTGTAGGTACGTTCTTAACGCATATGGCGTATCTTTAATGATACGAGCATATTCTTTTAGTTGTTCTAATTTACTATTCATATCCTATAAATACAAAAAAAGGAGATTAAAACCTCCTTTCTTAATTTAACAGCATTTTGTGTTTATTTGAATTGATTTAAAAAATCTTCATCACTTTCCTCGTCATCATTTAAATCATCTTTGGTTAATGTGAAACCTTTATCACCAAATATACTATTTAAATCATTTAACAATTGGTCATCATTGGTACTATTAGCAAAACCATCCAATTCATTTTCATATCTTTGAATAGCTTCCTCGTAATCTTCATCGTTTAACATTTTAACAACACCGTCATAAATTAATGCGATTAATCTTTTACCACGTGGTGTTTCACCCATCACCTCTTTCATTAATACTAAGAATTTTTTAGCGGGTAATGCAAAAATTTCGCCCATCACAAAATTTTGAAGTTCTCTATTGTTTTCTTCTAAAACTTCTTCAGGAAACGCTTGATATAACCTTCTCCAAATCGCAGGCCCTAAACGTAAATCCCATATTTCGTATTCCATTAACTCTTGCTTATCCCTAACTTTCTTGTACATTTGCTTTTCAGGTTGACCTTGTATTGCAATCATTTTCATGATACCTTTCATACATTCATGTATCAAAACAGGAAAGTTAACACCATTTACAATTATATTAGTTTTAGTTGGGTCAATTTTATCTTCACGATTTTGATTCATCTCATCATCGAAATCCTCCTCATTATCTTCTTCATCTTCATCGCCACCACCCATATTTAACGGTTCTTCATCATCTTGACCTTGAGTCGGTCTTACAACGTCAACTCTACCCGCCACTGAATTACGCATAGCAACCGTTAATTGACCTGCAGCAAATTGCCAATAATTTAAATCATTGACAGACATCATGATGCCATATAAGTTAAACAATTCATCAGAGCCAGTTATCTCTCTTATTCTTTGTCCAAGTAATTGATACATCCAATGACCTTTTTTTGATGAACCTTGGATAATTGCTTTAATAAGACGCAATTTTGATTCTTCTAATTCTTCCGTAGTATCAACATTTTGAATATCTTGGAATAACTCCATTTCAACCTCACGATTTTCAGGCGTTATATTTGCGATTTCCTCATCACTAAATTCATCATCATTTAATTGAGGTGAATCTTTTTTTGGTGGCGAAATTTGCCCACCCATTTTAAAACCTTCAGTTGATGGTTCACTTAATTCAACAACAAAATTTATATAATCACGATAATTTTCGGGTAAACCCATTTCTTTAACTACAACCTCTACCGCTAAATCTTGTAACGCCACTTTGTGTGCCGATTCCAACTCCATAATTCTATAATGAGCATTCATCATCATTGCACTTAATGGACCAACATTTTGTCCACTTATTGGACCTTGGTAATTAGTCATTTGTCTTACCTTAGAAACTACCTCACGATATCTTTCAGAAGCAAGTAATTCAAGAAAATTTTGGTCAGCTCTATTAGTTTCAGGTGTAGGTACAATACTTAAAGGTGTATCGCCTCTTTGTAAATCTCTTTCCACATCACCACCCGGTCTTTCAGAACCATCAAAATCCATTGCCATTTCTTGTATATTTTGTTTCACCAAATATAACAATTTATCTTTAGTTATCCTCATTTTAGAAATTATTTTAATTTTTTAGATAATTTAGTCTCCTTAACTAATGCATCAGGTCTTGGATTTGGTCCCGGTCCTGGTTGATACGGATTTCTTCTTTTTGGTTTAGTACCCGGATTAACCTTTGGTGGTGCAATTGTCGGAGCAGGATTATTCTCACCCAATTCCATCAAAGCATCAGGTCTCGGATTTGGACCGGGTCCCGGTTGATATGGGTTTCTTCTTTTTGGTTTTGTATTTGGGTTTGTTTTTGGTGGCGCAATTGTGGGTGCAGGATTGTTACCTTTAATTGCTTTTGATGAAAACCACTCAGGTATACCATTATGACCTGTAGTTACGCCCGGTCCAAATTCGTGAACCTCCGATTCATTTAATTTCATTGAGATTAATTCCATGATTTCATTCTTAGATGTGAAACTGTGATATTTTGTTTCCGCTAAGTTACCAATCCATTCATTAATTTCCAACTGTGATTCATTCAAATGTTTTTCTTTCAACGAATTCAATGTGATATCGTGTTTCTTCATATGTTTGAAGATATCCAATTTCATTTCTTTTCTTGATGGCTCTTCACCACCCTTAATGTTATTCCAAATTTTAGTAATTTCATCAGACTTCAATGTATCAACATCATTTAATCCACCTTCTTCTTTTTCACGTAATTCAACATTCATACCAGAATCGGTAACTCTTTTAATATCACTTGGATTAGAACCCTTTTTCATGATTACGGCACCCCTACCAGTTCCTTGCTCACTTAATACTCTCGATGATAAGTCATTAAGTTGTTTATCCGTAAAATTAACTAAAGTTTTCGCTGAGAATCCTTCGTTTATAAGTTTTTGAATTATTTCGTTTCTTTTCATTAGTCCTTGAATTTTATTTCTTCTTTTATTAGAAGGTAACTTCTAAATTTTAATTTTTTTACCACATTATCAATAGATTCACCGAATTTAAAAGTTAATCTCTCTTCTTCAGAATCAATATCAAATTTTTCCCAAGCTAAAGCCACAACACCGTCAACTGCGTCAATGACTCCGAAATAATCGGAGTCTTGAACTAATTCTAACTGTAAATCTGTGTCTTTTAATAATCCCACAGTATCAACGTATTCAACGTCAGGGGATTTTGATGATACTTCTAAAGAAGCAGGAATTGTAAACCACTCATCCATGTCAATCTCAGTACTTGTACTAAAGATGAACTCATACTGTTTTTGACCCTTATAATCGGAACCAATTTCGTTGACATAGATGAGGTGCATTGTTTACTTAAAATATTTTGCTAATGTTGTGTGAATATTATTGTTAATTTCGTTTTTTATTTCATCTAAGTCGATTTCAACTTCATCAATTTCATCTTCAACTTCACCACCTTCTTCATCACCTGTAAAATTGTCATCACCAATTTCTTCACCGGTATAGTCGGTATTATCCTCCATTCCTGCGGCATCGCCAACTTCATCAAAATCACCACTTAAATTATCATTTATATCGGGTTTTGAGTAATCGGGTTTATAATCACTCATACCATATTTCTCATCTAAATCTTCACTATCTAATTCAGAAGATACATAATCAGGCTTGTAATCAAACAAGCTATCGTCAATCGCTTCTTCATCTAAATCAGCATAATCTGCTATGTTTAATTCATCCATTTGAATTTCATCATCTAAACCTGTTAAATCTCCCTCATCAAAGTCAGTATATTCCTCATCAATTGATGAATTAATAAATGCTTCTAACGCATCCATTGGATTTGCTTCTTCACCTAATTCTTCGTCAGCTGCGACTGGCTCTTCTGCAGGTAATTCCTCACCGCCGAGTTCTTCACCCCCGAAATTATCTTCTCCACCCTCTTCTGCTCCTTGCTCTTCATCTCTTTCGAATTTTTCTGCAATGTCTTCAATATCTTCATCGTCTAATTTGTCTAAATCAACTGCGGAAATAATCATATTAAGAATGTACTTAATATCATCACTTTCCATTTTATCTTTAATATCTCTTAGTTCTTGACCTAATCTACCTGCGTGTTTTTGAGCTTCAGCCATGTAATCTGAACGCTTACTTTCTGCCGGTGCTTCTTCACCTTCACCACCCATATCATCACCACCTTCCATTGGAGGTAATTCAGGTAATGGCTCTTCACCCGCAGGTGCTTCACCACCTTCTGCCGGTGGTAATGGAGGTAACGCCTCATCCGCAGGTGGAGCGT